TTGCTAGACTTGATTTCAGCCATTTTAACGTCACTTAAGTCGTCTTCATATCTTTCACTATGCACAACTTCCCAATCATCGCTTAAAACCTCTCCTAAGCCCTCTAATTGCTCTAGCATATCATCTCCTTGTTCTTCAGAGAAGTCTTCGTTAGACTGAGAAGATAATTTCTCCCCAGTTTCTTCTTCTTTTCTAATCTTAGTAGATATGTTGTCTAGTTCTGTAAACTCTATTGGTTGTAATGTTACAAAGTATAAGTCTTGACTAATACCATTAAAGTCTAATATATCTTCTAAACAATATTTAATCTCATCTTGGAATGGTCTAATAATAACGTTATCCATTAATACAGATGCTGTTCTTAATTCTTCTGCATTGTTACCAAAACCTGTGTTATCTTTAATACCTAATAAGATAGGAGATACAATACCGTGACCTAACATAATCTTTTCTCTAGCTTCATCAGATAAGAACTGATATTGAGCGTGAGCATCAGGTAAGTGTATAGCTTCTATGTTAGCTTGTGTTTCAGAAGACTCGTTAAATGCTATAATAGTTCTACCTGCATTAGAGCTACCTGAAAACTTATCATTAATCTTTCTTTCAATAGCACCTTGAGTTTCCTCATTAGGAATACCATTGTTAAAGTTAATAAATAAACTAGGGGCTAATCCGTTTTGTATGTTAGATATATGGTAGTTCGACACCTCGCATTCTAAATCAGCATACTGTAAACAAGCTTGGTAATCAGGAGTAGAGTAATAGTAAAAACCACTTCTATAAGGCTTAATTACATATATCTCTTCTCTTTGTGATTTACTTCCGTGTTTGAAACAAGGTATTCTTTTAGGCTTATCGCTAGGTTTAGCGTCAGACCATTTAGGATGATAGTAGTATGCTTGTATAATTCCTTTAGCATTAGCCTTTTCAGCTCTCAAAGTTTCCATAGGGAAATGAGATACCTTTAATATCTTGGTCTTGTTTCTATTGTAGGTAAGTTTAATTGCACCTTGTCCTAATTTCTTTCTGTCTATTACAACCTTTTTGATTTCTCTAGGTCTTAATAGTTTTTTCATTCTTACATAATGTTCTGGTAATAACTCAGAGTTAGTAGATTCTATACCTCTACCAAATACCATATCAGCAATACCATTATTACATCTAGCGTTAGTTGGACTAGAAGTATCTAAGTCAATTAATCTACCAAAGTAATTGTTATCATTACCCCAAGAAACCCAATCTCTATTGTGAACTTCTTTTACTTCTGGTGCTTCGTAAGATGATAAATTAAGTACTCTTACGTTTTGTTGATTTTTCTTATCTTCCATTATATTATGTATGTGTTATCGTCTGTGCTACTGTATGGTGTGTAATTAGTTTGAGACACCACGTGCTTAATGCTATAGTCGTTTTGACTAGTACAGAATATCTTATCTCTATAAGCTAAGTTATCGTCAGCTTCTATCTCCATAAAGTAAGTAGAACCCTCAGATAATATAGTACTAGAAATATCTAAGTCTGTAAAGTTACCATTGCTAGTTACAGCAGGAGATGTTATACTTTCAGACAATCCGTCTCCATCTCTTCTTAATCTAATAGACACCGTTGTAGCAGTAGATAAGTCTACTCTAGGCATAATAGATATAGTTTGATTTGATGTGTTTGGTTGTAATATTATCATACTAAGATAACGTATTTTTAATTATTTTGTTTTATAATAAAAAAAGCCTCACATAATGCAAGGCTTTAATTAGTATTTAGGATGTTATTTATTATACTCCTTCAGTAACTGTAAAACCTACAGCAGAAATAGTATCTCCTAAGAAGTTAGCAGGTGCTTTCTCCATTCCTGAGAATGTTAAAGTATATCCACTCATATCTCCCATAGAAGCTCCAGATACGATAGTACCACCAGATACATCTAATCCGTGTTCTAAGCCTGCAACAAATACGTTTCCGTTATTGTCTTCTACTAAAACTGTAGGACTTCCGAAAGCTAATAACTTAACTGTCTTATGGTCTTCTTTAGTTAATTTTGTTAATTGAAGTTCTAAAACTTGTTCAAAAGTAGTAGTTCCATTCTCACGAGAAGAAGTAATGTTCTCGGTATAAGTAGAAGCTCCTTTGATATCAAATTTATAAGCAGAAGGTGTTCCTGCAACAGCATCAATAACATCTGTGTCGGTAGCATCATAGGTAATAGCACCTAGGTCTCCTTTGTTAACGAAATAAACAGCGTTTAATCCACCAACTGAATCTTTACAAGGCTCTAAACGACCTCTTCCAATATCACAACTCATTATATTTATATTTTTTAAAGTTAATAAAAAAGGGCAGGTAGAAACCCACCCTTCTTAGTTTATATTATACTAATCTTAGTTAGCAGAGTTAACGATTCCGTAAGTTACGATATCTTCAACAATTCCATACTGAACACCAGCAGTAAATCTCATAATGATTCTTACGTTTTGCGAACCATCTAAGTCAGCCATATCTAAAATCTTAACTTCGTTTTGGTCAGACATTAATCCTGTACCGAAATGTAAGTTATCTTTAGTAGTAGCAATCATAGTATCAGAAGCAAGTCCGTTAGCCATAAAGATTTTTACACCATCAAAGCTCTCGATAGTAATATTCTGATTGTTTCCTTTATCTTGGAAACCAGCAGCTCCTTGACCTCCAGATTGGAAACCACCTAAAGCTCTCTTGTAAGCTCTAAATACGTTTTGAGCAACATAAATCATTAAGTCATCTCTTCCGTATAAAGCAGCAGGAATAGCATCTACAACTTTTCCTAATTCATCTACAACGTTAGCAGCAGTTACAGAAGTACCAGTTACTTCGTTTGCAGCAGGTAAATCAGCATCAGCAGCTAATAAAGTAGTGAAACCATCATACTCTCCAGCAGTAGCGTTAACTCCTCTCCATACATTGATTTCTTGTTTCTGTGCTACTTTAGCAGCAACGTGACCAATTAAATAGTCTTGGAAAGAAGAAGGTAAGTTATCGAAAGCAGAATATCCCATTTTGATAGCATCCCAATCAGAACGGAAATCTTTCTTACATAATTCTAAGTTTACTTGAAATTCTTCTGGTTGAAGGATTCTTTCAGTAAGTGTTAATGTAGAAGTGTCAGCGAAATCACAAGTACCATCTTTTACGATACCGTCTAATTCTAATCTTTTTACAACTTCTTTAAATTTAACGTTTGGTCTAATAGTTAAACCTCCGTTAGCGATTGTGTTACCAGCTAATAAAGCTGCCGAGATGTATTTCCCAGCACTTTCTCCAGCATAGGTAGTAGTAATACTTGTACTTGTTGCCATAATTTTAGCGAATTTTAAATTTAATTTAATTAATTACTAATCATTGACCACACTCTTTCGGCAGCAGTCATTCCTTTATTGTTAAAATTTTTCTGTCTAGTCTCAGTTACACTCTCAGGAGAATGAACTACTTCTTCTTCTACTTCTTCAGAAAGCTCTATAGCTTCTTTTTCTTCAGCAGATAATTTAGCAGGTACATCAGCCTCAGCGTAATCAGATTTGTCTTCCATCATTGCTTTAATCATAGATAACAATTCTTGTTTAACTTGAGATAGTTCTTCTTGAGTAGCAAAGTTCATTTGAACTGGTGCTTCTTGTTTAGGCTCTTCTTTTTCTTCAGCTAATTCAACTGCTTCTTCAATTACCTCTTCTTTAGTCTCTTCTGTAGATAACTCTACTTCTTCAACTTTTTCTTCGATAACCTCTTCAGCAACCACTTCTGTAGATAAGATAACCTCTTCTGTAGCCTCAACTTCATTAGCAACTTTCTCTTTCGATAAGCCTACTAATTCTTTGATGCTTGTAAGAATTTCTTTACTGTTCATAATTGATTGTTTTTATATATTAATATAACGTATTTTTATTCTAACTGTTTTATATTCAACTATATAACACTAATAACCAAATAGTTACGGAGTGTCAGTTACTATGTTCGCGCTTGTCATATTGTACAACTGAAAGATGCAACTAGCCTCAGTACCATTGTCTTGCAAGTAAGGATATGAATCTCCGTCACCCATTCTCCACCAATGTTTAGGCTCTGTTGTTAATGTAGACAAATCAAATGTAGAACCACCGTTATATATACTAGATATATTACTACTTTGGTTACTATCCCATATTGCAAGCTCGTCTATCTTTTCTCCATCCAATGTGTTACCACTAACTAACTTACCTATTCTTAGGTTCTGACCACTTATAGCACCACTCCATCCGTAGTTAGAATGACTATTGGTTACTGTTTGATTAACACCATTAATGTAAATATTAAACCTTGAGTAATAATTACTTATATCTCCACTTGATGCACCTGTTGTACCTCCATCATAAGTCATTGTTATTTGCTGCCAAGTATCAACACTCAAGCTATTA